AAAGAGGGTACTGGCGTATCAAATTCTATTTCTCAAGAAGATTTGCAACGTGCATTTGGTTCTATGCCTATGCGTTCGCAAATTGCCTTGGATCTATCTGATGAAATTTTAGAAACATCTGATATTCAACTTCCAGCAGGAGATTTTGAACCACTTGGGAAGCTGTCTCGTACATTACGTACACCAGCAAAGACATCTCTCAGACGGTCACCTCTTTACGGAAGTTTGGACACACCTACCATGGCTCCGTCAGCATTAGGTCCCATTTACATAGATGGGATTAAAGTTGATCCATTAGAGCTTGGATTGCGGAAGTGCGGTAAGAAATGTACTCTTATAGATGAAGAGACACTTCATGCTGCTTGTGTTCAGTATCAGCAAATAATAAATTCTCGCACCAATCCTTCACACCAACGTGTATTGACCTTTGAGGAATCTATATGTGGTGTGGAGGGTGATCCATTTATGGAACCTATTAATCGGCGTTCATCTCCAGGCTGGCCTTGGGTAGATAAGCGAAAAGGTGCTTTAGGTAAAACTAAATGGTTGGGTGCTGACGAATACATTATTGATAACGAGGAAATTCGAGAAGCAGTTGCAACTAGATTGGAAAGTGCAAAACTTGGAGTGCGCAAGCCAGTATTCTGGATTGATACACTTAAAGATGAACGCCGTTCCTTGGAAAAAGTTGCAGCTGGTAAGACTCGAGTTTTTGCTGCTGGTAGTATGGATTACATTATGTTGTTTCGCCAATATTTTCTTGGATTTAATGCTCACATTATGTCCAATATGATATTTAACGAAATTGCTGTTGGAATTAATCCATATTCTACCAAGTGGCACGAGCTTGCTCTTTATCTACAGCGTAAAGGTAACAAAGTTATTGCTGGAGATTTCTCGAATTTTGATGGATCATTGAATGGACAAATTTTACATGCTATTTGTGATATGATAAACAATTGGTATGATGATGGGGAACAGAATGCTCGCATCCGACACGTGTTGTGGGAAGATATTGCATCTTCCCTCCATATTTTTGGAGATAACGTGTATGGATGGACACATTCTCAACCATCAGGAAATCCTGCTACTGTCATCATCAATTCACTGTACAACTCAATCTCGATGCGTATAGTGTGGTGTTTGATAATGAAGGAGACCGATCATGCCAGTTGTTTGTCCTTTAGTCATAATGTAAATTTGATCTCCTTTGGTGATGATAATGTTTTGAACATCTCCGATAATGTTATCGACTTGTTCAATCAGAATTCAATTGCCAAAGGATATGCAGCAATCGGTATGACATATACCGATGAGTCCAAGGGAACAGACACAGTACCATATCGTGCGTTATCAGAAGTCTCTTTTCTGAAACGCGATTTCCGTTTCGATAGGGGTTTGAGAGTTTATCAAGCTCCTCTTGTTATGGATACGATTATGGAAATGTGTAATTGGACTCGGGGTGATGTAGAAGATGAAGAAACAGTGCACATCAATGTTGAAACTGCGCTAATGGAATTGTCTTTGCATCCTCAAGAAATCTTCCAACAACGTTC